ATCAATAACGTTAAACATAGCAGCAGCAAGTTCAGTCCACTTTTCGTAGCCTTTCTCATTACTTCTACGCATTACGTCAAAACCCATCAAATAACCTGCGTCATCTATAATAATGTTTTTGAATTTAGTTCCAACATACTTAAGAATCTGAATTACTTGATTAGGATTATCAGCAAACGTCATATTACCGCCTTCTTTAATACCTTCTGTGTATGCTTTAGCATTACGAAAAGGTAAAGGCTTTTTACTTACGTTAATAATGCAAGTCTCCTTTGGATTTAAGTTGCGTAGTGATGTAGACTTGCCTGTACCACTACTACCCATAACTGCGATTAGATTTGTCATCGATAGATTTTAGATTATTAATTAATATTTGTTCCGCATTTATGTCACCTTTATCTAACGAATTAATATACCAAGCATAATACTCTATAATACGTGTTCTATACTGTGGATATTTGTTTAGATATTGGTTGATTAGATTACCCAAGTTCTTCGACTTTGTCATATACTTTCTTCATGTTATCGTTATCTTCTGGTCGTGGCATAGTTACTATGTTAGCACACTTACCATCAAAAAACAAAGGTACTTCTTCACCTACACTACCATAACGTTGTTTGATAATATTCATAATCCTAAAATACTTATCTAATGAGTTTACATCATACTTACCGTATGACTTAATCTCGTATCTTATAGGATTGAATAAACCAAATACATTTATGTACGCTCTACCAGTAGTCTTACTGTCACCTAAACCTTGTAGTTTAGGCTTCATATAGTTGGCATTCTTATTTGTTACCGACTCTTGACTACTATCTTGCTGTTGTATACATAAAACGTTATACTTAAGTAGCTTTGATACGTATAGTCGCATGTGCTGTACTAACTTATCAATAGCCATTTTAAGATTAGCTTCATCACGCTGTGGCATTAACTCACTAACATGGTCTATGATACAAGTAACAAACTCGTCATTGTTAGGTACATATTTATCATAACTTGGGTTGCCATCAATAAAGTCAGCGTCAGTAAGTGCTACACCCTTACTATAAAATGTACCTCTGCTTCTTGCGTAGTTTCTAATCTCTATATAAATACCCCATGAGTTATAAACAGACTCGTAAAATTTAACATACGACTTATACTGGTTAAATATCTGCTCTACTCCTGCTTGTTTTATCTTATCGATATTCTCTTTAGGATACGCAGTAATAAAACTACTAAAGTCTGTAATGTTAGATCTTATTCTTGTGTGTTTATATACTAAGTAGCTGAATAAACCAAAGTCAAATTCTTCTTCTGATTCTTCTAAACCAAAATACAATATTTGCAGATTAATATTATTCTCTATAGCAAACTCTATTGCGTCATATACATACAACTTTTTTGCTAATGTAGTTTTACCTACACTTGAATTTGCTGTAATACAATCTAAACTACCTTTGATAATACCAGGTACAATCTTATTTAGTCTGTCAAGTTTAAATGGTATACACTTAAACTCTTTGTCTATAAACGATTGCCTTTGGCTTTCTATCTTACTAATCATATTAACGTATCTTTTGGTTCATTACCAATATAAGATGTAAATGCTAATGTAGATAGAAATTTGTTTAATTTGACTGGCATATCTACAGTCTTATAATACTCTGCTGTTCTATCAGCTAGTTTAAGAGCATCAAACTCACCTGCAAATGACTTAATAGAATCTACTAAACGATAGTAATTCTCTTTTGTGTCTTCATCGTTTGTAAATATAGCATAGTTTGCTTGGTTGTTGACATGGCCTCTTGTACCAATATCTCTAGCTGATAGGTGCATAAGAAACTTTAGAAAACCATCGCTCTCGTTACTGCTTTTAAACAAAGGTATCTTAAGTTTATACTGACCTTTCTCTATGTCGTGATTACATAAGTTAATACGATATAGTGGTTCAGTATCTGGATTAATAATGTCGCTGTTAATAACAGTATCTAATAATCCAAACTCTTGATACTCGATAGCGAAGCTAAAGAATAAAGCTTCTTGTAAGTCTAGATTCTGAGACTTGATTAAGTCTACTAAATCTTTGTTAATAAACATAAACTGCGTTTTTATATTCTCCGATAATATTATCCACATTTTCTCCATCCTTAGTATCCATAGCTTTAATGATATGAATATTAGGACTTTCGCTTCTCATTGACCTACCCATTCTCTGTACAGTTGATAGCTCTTTACTATCTACACCTATAATCAAAGCACCATCTAGGTTTGTTAAGTTCATACCTTCGTTTAGTACACTACAATTATAGAGACGATCTATCTTACCTTCGTTAAACATATCTACAACTTCTTGATTGTTTTTATTCTTGCTATGTACTCTAGGATAATTGTATTCATAACTGTCAGCTAACTGGTTACATTGGTCTATAGTTGAACAGAATATAATAAATCTACCTTTCAAAGTAGATAATATACTATTAGCTATGTTAGTCTTACAAGTATTGGTAAACATCTTACGTTTACTTGCAAGATTTAGCCATTTGTTCTTTGCTACACGACCAAAACTAAAGTTTCTTTGCTGCACTAACTCGTAGTGCTTAGACTTCCAAAACTCTATGTCATTTGTAATCAATTCGTAGTATTGTTTCTCTGTACATTGAATATTCAATCCTATACCTTTACGGCTTAAATAATTCCATCGCTGATTATAATCAATAGTTACTTCCTGCTTATCTGTTTTTTTCTTTTTTTCATATACGCAGTTAGTATTTACGTCATTTAATCTGTAAGGATGAATGTAGATATTAGGCTCTGGTAGAACCTCATTGTCGATAGCGTCCTGTAATGAAAACTGTACGCTCTTATACTTGCCTAGTTGAGATAGAAGAATCTTCTTCTCATAAGGCACTGTAGCTGATAGATATATAGCTTTATTAAATTTAATATTCTTAAGATATTCTAACCTTGATTCAGTTATTGCGTGTGCTTCATCTAGAATTAAATAATCAAAACTTCTATCTATCTTATGTAACGAGTTGTATGTGCTAAACGTAAATTTCCTATCGTCTACTTGCCATTTTACAATTTCATCTTTCCAATTATTAAGATGCGGCTTTTGTTTATATACGATAAGAGCAGAAGAACCATTAGCACTATCTAACGCTACTTTAGTCTTACCAACACCTGTGCCTAACTCTAATAAGACACAACGGTTGTTACTGATAGCTATACTAGCTTCTGTTTGTATTTGTTCTCTCATAATTATTTAAAAAGGTTATGCGCACCACCTTCGCACAACAAAAATAGCTAATAAACGAGTTATTAATTCATGCCAGTAGTGTAAGGACGCATGTATATCCTTATTTTGACCAATAGTCATTGACTGCACAGTCAACTACCATTGGCACAGTTTTTAATATTTGAGCAGCTGCTTGATTCATTAACTCACTCATTTTAACTGCCCATTCATCTGCCATATAATCAGGCACTTCTGTTTGTATCTCGTCATGAACAGTATGAATTAGTTTAATAGGTTTGTCTTTGATATAATCATAGATATAGATTAAAGCAAGTTTAGTCATATCAGCATTACCACCTTGTATTGGATGATTCTTTGATGCACGTTCGATAGCACCTTTACGTTTGTTATCTGCGTGTTTATAATCTTCAAAGAACCTAATCCTACCATAAGGTGGTGGTGTTTTAATTATACCACGTTCTTTACCTCTGTTACCTAATGCTTCTAAAAATCGTTCTACTTTAGGTACAGCTGTAAAAAACTTTTTAATGATAGACTGTGCTTCATCTTCACTAATATCTATAGTATTAGCGAGTTTGATATGCGACATACCATAAGCAAGACCAAAGTTAAGAGTCTTTTGTACATCTCTGTATTTTATATCTGGTTTAAAAGGTGTAGGTGTCTTAACATCTTTTATGTCTATGTTAAATGTCATAGCACATAATTCTGAATGTAAGTCTTTACCATCTTTAAACGCATTAACCCATACAGGATCTTGACTAAACTCTGCGATGATTCTTAACTCACAACCACTATAATCGCCACCTACAATTTTATATCCTTGCTCTGGTACAAAACACTCACGCATCATACCACCTATATCTGTTCTTGCAGGTATCTGTTGCATATTAGGATTCTTACAACTGACTCTGCCTGTATCAAGTATCTGCCAAAACTCTGTATGTACTCTATTAGTAACTGGATTAATAAACTCAAACATATTCTCACCAAAGCTATTCTTTAGTTTAGAATACTTATTGTACTCCATTAGCTTATTGACTATGTCATACTTTTTAAAGTTAAGCAACTCTGCTGCACTTGTACTTTGTATGGTACTATCCATGTGTTGAAGAACATCCAACTTTTGAATAGGACTATTCCAATTTACATTAGCAACTTTCTTAGCTGATGTAAACAAGTCTTGATAATACACACAGTATCTTTCAAACACAGGTTCATGACATATAATATCATCAAGGTCTTGCATTACTTTATCTAGATTCTCATCTATTAAGTCAATAACTTTTTGATATTTATCTTTATCTAACTTAATGCCATTATACTCCATAGCAGCAAATGCTAACATAGATTTATTCTCTAAACCTAATACTGTAGTGATGTCTTGGCAATCACCGTTACTCATACCTAATTTAACAAGTCTTTTAATCTGTTTATCTCTTATATCCATTAGGTATTTGACATCATCTGCTGCGTATTGTATAGTTTTTTGGTTTATGTTCTTTCTGTTGATAGTTACTCTAACAGATTTGTCTAGATAGCCATCAGCATAATATTTAGCTAGTCTATCTAACGCATAATAACCTTTAGGTCTTTCACAACCTGCATTAAGCAATCGTTCTGCTAATAGAGTATCATATACGTTATTGATGTCAAGTCCATGTAACCATAAGAACTTAACGTCAAACTTTGCATTATGAAATATCTTAATCTTGTCT